CATCGAAATGGCCCTTGGGGACAACTATCGCCCGAACCAGACGATGGCGAACGCCGCCAAGCGCGGCCTGAAACTGGCCGACAAGCACGCCGAAATCGACGGCGTTTTGACCGGGATTGCCGAGCGGATCGCGGCTCGCGAGGTGGTGAGCGTCGAAGAATCGCTGTATTTGGCCGGCGTTCATGAGCGCTGCGCGGCCGCCAAGACCGACAACTGGGCCGGCACGCCCGCCTGGGTCGAGTATCAGTTGGCCGGCGGCGGCTCCGGCAGGAAGTGGCTTGAGCGTCGGACGCAGGGCGAGCAAGGGCACGCCGATATCGCCGCGCCGGCCCCCGAGCCGGCCGCCGTCGAGGCTCGCGACAGCGATGTGAACCTCCGGCCGACCGCCGGCATGGCTGCCGCCTGCCGCCGCGGCCTGAAACTCTACGAGGATGGCCGCGGAGGCGATGGCCTCGTCTCGGCCACGGTCGCGTGGGCGCGAAAGATCGCCGCCAGAGAGCCGCTGACGAAGGAAAAAGTCGTCAAGATGGCCGCGTGGCACGCTCGCCACAAGGTGGACAAGAGGCCCGGCTGGGACAAACCCGGCGAGGAATCCCCCGGTTTCGTAGCGTTTTTGCTGTGGGCTGGCGCTGCCGGCCGGCGCTGGAGTGCCGCCAAGGTGGCCGAACTTCGCCGTGCCGGAGAGGCTCGTGACATGGAAGACATGGAAGACGACTACGAAGAAGGGCTATCGGAGCGCGACATTGCCACCGCCGAGTCCTACGAAGCAATCGCGGAGGAAATGGGCCAGTGGTCGCAGGCCGAGTCGCACTACATCGCAGAAAGCCCGTTCGGTCAGATCGCCTGCAAGAACTGCGTGTTCTTTGAAGGCGAGGGCCGCTGCTACATCGTGGCGGGAGACATCGCGACTGACGCGGTGTGCAAGTTGTGGATCATCCCTGACGGCGCCCGCTCGCAGCCCGAGGCCGAAGCGGTCGAGCAGAAGTCGGCGCCAGAGTTGCCGGCGCCAGGGATCGACTACGCCGGCGCCGCAGCAGCGCTCAAGGCAAAATTGCTGACGACTTGGTTGCACGGCAGCACGTCAGCATCGTAGGCTACAAGAGTAGACATTGCCTTGCGACGGAAGTCGCAGGGAGCAGTGCGAGTGACCAGGGGATTCTGGTCGCGGCGTGCTTGCGGGAATCACCCGCCGGCCGCCGCATTTGTTCGCGTTGGCCGGCTCAACAAGGAGCAGGGCCAACATGGCGAGCAATCTCAAGCGACTTCAGGATCGTGCCGCGGCCGTCGCCGCGCAGATGGCGGAACTGGCCGCTGTCGAGGAGCGTTCCGAGGCGCAGACCGCCGACCTCGTGCGGCTGTCGAAGGAGGCCGACGACCTCAAGTCGGGCCTCGATTTTGAGTCGAAGATCGCCGCCAAGGAAGCGGAACTCCGCTCTGTGGCCGAAAAGGCCGCCCCGGCTCCCGCCCCCGTCGCGGAGGTGAAGGCCGAGGAGAAGAAGGCCGTCGAGATTCGTTCGCTCTGCACCCATCACTCCCAGTTGACCGCGTTCAACGATGGCCCCGAGGCCGTCGAGAGCGCCTACCGCTGCGGCCGGTGGCTGCGGGCGCATGTGTTCAAGAACGCGGACGACCTGCGGTGGTGCAAAGATCACGGCGTCGAAAGCCGTGCCCTTGGCGAGAACAGCAACTCGTCGGGTGGCGCTCTGGTGCCCGAGGAGTTCGCGAACCGCGTGATCCGGCTGGTCGAGAACTACGGCACGTTCGCCAATTCCAACGTCGAGAAGATCAACATGACGCGGGACACGATGGTGATCCCCAAGCGTATCACCGGAACGTCGGCCTACTTCGTGGGCGAAGGGACGGCAGTCAGCGAGTCGGAGCCGACCTACGCGAACGTGCAACTGGTCGCCAAGAAGTTGGCGGTCGGCACCCGCATGTCGAGCGAGGTGGTCGAGGATGCTCTGATTTCGCTGGCTGACGCTGTGGCGAACGAGTTCGCGACTTCGCTCAGTTACAAACAGGACTTGTGCGGCTGGAACGGCGACGGCACGAGCCAGTACGGCGGAATTCGCGGCCTCGTCACGCAGATCAACGACGGGACTCACACCGCCGCGGTGCAGACGGCTTCGGCCGGTGCCACCGGGTTTGAGACTCTGACCGTGACGGACTTCATCCGTCTGATCGGCAAGATGCCCCTCTACGCCCGCCAGGGTGCCGAGTGGTACATCAGCCCGGCCGGCTTCGCGGCCTCGATGGCACGCCTCCGCTACGCGGCCGGCGGTAACACCATCGAAAGCCTGGGCGGTGGCGCCAGCGAGAGTTTCCTTGGCTTCAAGGTGAACCTCGTTCACGTCATGGACACGACGCTGGGCGCCGACGCCAGCAAGATCAAGGTGCTGTTCGGGAACCTGGGGCTGTCGAGCATCTACGCTCGTCGGCGTGACTTCTCGGTGCGCATGTACGACCAAGTGTACGCCACGACCGATCAGTTGCTCCTCCAGGGCACCATGCGTTTCGACATCGTTCACCACTCGCTTGGCGACAACACGACGCCCGGCCCGGTGCTGGCCCTCAAGACCGCTGCCTCGTGATCGTGAAGCCACCAACAAGGAGAAACTAGAACCATGATTCATTCGCAGATGGAGAAAGTGGTGGCCGCTGTCCCCACGGCAGTCGGCACCAGCGCCGTGACCCTGACCATCGACACGCTGGGCTATGACTACGCCAGCGTGGCGGTGCTGCGGGCCAGCAACGCCAGCACGGTGTTCGCCAGCGTGCTCAAGATTGAGGAGTCAGACGACGACTCGTCCTACTCCGCGGTCGCCGGCATGACCGGCGGCACTGACTTCACGATCCCCACGGCTCCCACCGCCGTGGCGTCCATCGTGAAGTTGGACGTGGATGCGAAGTCGAAGAAGCGCTACCTCAAGGTCACGGCGACTCCGGCGGTGTCCGTCAACACGGCGGTCACGGCTCGTCTGTCCCGCGGCGAGAACGCTCCGTCGTCTGCGTCCGAGGCCGGCGTCATCGGCTGGGTCAAGGGCTGATCCCGTACAAGCGGGACGGCCATGACGGCCGACGAAGGCGCAAGGATGCGCGCCCGCTCCACACAAGGAGCGAAACGTGCTGCTGCGTATTGGTGGTGTAGAAGCGGAGGTCAAGGTCGCGGCGGTGATGAGCACCCCGCGCCTGACCTTCTCTGACAATTTCTTCTGCGTGTCGGCCGCTCTGGCCCCGCACGGTATCTCGCCCACAAAAATCTGTGGCGCATTTTGGGGGCAGACCCTCCAGAGGGTGATGGAAACCGTCATTGAGGAAAATGACGTGATCCTGACCTTTGATTACGACACGATTTTCAACGCCCGCACGGTCGAGGCGCTTCTGGCCTTGCTCATGCACTCAGGCGTTGACGCCATCGCACCGCTCCAGACCAAGCGAGAGGCCAACACGGTCATGTTCGCCAAGCACGGCGCGGCGCCTGAAGATCAGCACAGCGTCGAGGGTGATTGGTTCGCCAAGCCTGTCCAGCGAGTCGAGACGGCCCACTTTGGCTGCACGTTCCTGCGCACCGAAGCCCTCAAGAAGATGCCGAAACCGTGGTTTCTGGCCCAGGCTAACGAGAGGGGCATGTGGGACGGCGGTCACTGCGACGAGGATATCTACTTCTGGCGCCAATGGGCCAAGGCCGGCAACACGCTGGGCATCGCCACGAACATCAGCGTCGGCCACGCCGAACTGATGATTACTTGGCCCAGCCGCGCGAACCCGCAGTGCAAGGTGCATCAGCACACCACTGACTACTGGACGACCGGGCAGAATTCGCCCGAGGACGCCTGGGGGCGGGTGACATGAAAATTCGCGTGCTCCACAACTTCGGGAACTACGAAGCCGGCCAAGTGTTTGACGATTGGCCCGGCGGCATGTGCGACATCTTCATCCGCAAGGGGCTGATCGCGGCGGTTGGCGAGCACGAGGAGCGTGCCGTCGAGACTGCGGACGAAGACAGGGACGTTGAGCGGGCGGATGCCGCTCCCAAACACAAGAGGAAGCGGTAGTCATGGATCAGATCGTTTTCGGAACGCCCCAGCGG